GTATGTGGAATACATTGCAGCCAAGCGTATGCAGAACGTGGATCTAAAAGGTCCATACACAAACACACGCAACAATCCGTTGCCGTGGACACAGAAGTGGATCTCAGGTGCTGATGTACAAGTGGCTCCACAAGAAACAGAAATCACATCATATGTATCAGGTGGTACAAAACAAGATGTGAGCACAGACACATTTAAAGGATTTTCACTATGATACACATTTGGGGTAAACCAGCATGTCCGTCATGCACAAAAGCAAAAGCACTATGCGAACAGCGTGGTTATCAATATGAATATTTAGAACTAGGCAAGGACTTTCAAAGAGAAGCAGTTCTTGCAGAGTTTCCAGAAGCTCGTACATTTCCACAGATTGTAGTTGGTGGACAAAAGGTCGGCGGCTTTGAACAATTTGTAAAATACATTGAAGACACTAACTATACAGGAACAGGACACACATTATAATGTTGATTGAAGCACCTTATAAAAAGAACGATACAATCACTTTCCGTACAAGTGCAGGCGAAGAAGTTGTTGCACGTTTTGTAGAGGAAAATGACAAAACTCTCACAGTAACAAAGCCTATGGCGCTAATGGCACAAAACGGCGGCTTTGGATTAGGTCCTTGGTTGCTTACAGCAGATCCTGCACAGAATATTGCGGTAAATAAAACTGTAGTCCAGTTTGTTGTAAAGACACAGTCTGATATGGCAAGTCAATATACACAAGCTACCACAGGACTAGCAATGCCTGGATAAACAAATGCCATTAGTTGCAAGGAAAGATCAAGTAGACACAGTGAACACTATTCATGTTAGTGTTGGTGATGCTGATCCTTTAGACGGCATTGCTTGTGATGCAAATCCTCAAAATATTGCAACATTAGAAGGTAGCACTGATGTTTTTGCTGAAAACGTAGGTGTGGTACGCAAAGGCGACAACGAAGTAGCACACACATTTCCAGGTTGTGCTACTCATCAAACAGGTTTATAAACTTACAGTAATAATGTGTTTGAAAACAATCTAAATATTGGCAGAAAAGACGATACCTACGCTTGTAGTGCGCAAATTACGGTAGTTACACAAAGCACAGTTTTTGCCAACGACTAGGTTGACAAACTAATAAAATTATACTAATATAAGACATAGGCAATTAGAAAGGCAAATTATGAACAAGATTATATTGACTGACTGCGATGGTGTATTACTAAATTGGGAATATGCATTCTGCATTTGGATGGAGCAACACGGTTACACACAAATTAAAGATGGTAACAAAGAGTACGATATCTCAAAACGTTTTAATATTGATAAAGAAGAAGGCACACGTTTATGCCGCATCTTTAACGAAAGTGCAGCTATTGGATTTTTACCTAGTTTGCGTGATGCTATGTATTATGTTAAACGTCTGCATGAAGAACATGGTTACGAGTTCCATTGTATTACAAGTCTTAGCCTCGATCCAAGTGCTAAAAAATTACGTCAAATGAATCTAGAGAAGATGTTTGGTCCTACAGCATTTACAGTGCTTGAGTGTTTGGACACAGGTGCTGACAAAGACGAGTTCTTAGATGAACATTATGCTGATACTGGTTACTATTGGATTGAAGATAAGATGTCCAATGCTATTGCAGGACTAAATGTAGGACTCAATCCAATACTTATTGAACATGGTTGGAATATGAACGATAGTGTTCCAGTTGGTATGAAAAAAGTTGTAAAGTGGAAAGAAATATACGAGCACATTATTGATAATGAGTGAAATACACGATCAACTTAAAGTTGCCTTTGCAACATATGTTAAAGAGAGCGAAAAGTTTGAACAAGAGGGTGTAAAAGTCAGTGCTGTTCGTGCTCGACAAGCTCTCAACGATATGAAACAGTTGATCGTAGAACGCAGAAAAGAAATACAAGAGCAAAAAGATCGGACATGAGTGAAAAAAATTATCTAAAATCAATAGGTGAACGTGTTGTGTTATACAATGATGCAAAAGAAGAAGCAATCAAATGGCTTGTAGAAAAACAGATAAAAGATAAAAACAAAATACAAAATGCTTTGATAATGAGTCAAATTTGGATTGCACATCAATTAGAACATGATATCACAATGTCTGATCTAATGATATATCTAGGTGATAATCAAGATATCACTATTCCAGATACAAGACTAATACAATTAGATGATGATATGATAGATATGAATTTACAACAGGTATTAGAGGCGTCAGTGGTATGATTGTTACACCTATAGGAATGTCTAGAGTTTTCATTTGCGAAGATACTGCTAATTGTGCAGTAAAAAACATAATGGAAGATAATGTGCATCAGGTTGCAGAATTTGTGGATTCTATGAATTATGTAGTAACACATATTGCAGGATCGCAAACAGCAGCAGAAAAATTAAAATATTATACAGCAGGCGAAATTGTATCATTACAGGATATCGATTTGTATATAGGAAAATTTTCATGAAGATAGAAGCAAAAAACATGATACTAACAAGCGGCACTAAGAGCATTGCGTTTGAAGTAAGACGCAAACGTGACATTGCCTATATTGATTATTATGATGATGCAGAGTTTTTGTATCAATTAGAGTGTCCTGTAAAACAAGCAAATAAAATTTATAAGCAATGTATTTTTGAAGGTTATAACGAGGCGTTTTGAACCTATGTTAGCGCCAGTATTGTAACAATTTTGTAAATACAGTATGTTGAGAAACGACCTTAAAGAAGAATACAGAATATTCTATATGGTTAAAGGCCATCTCGACGCATCACCTCAAACAGTAATAGAAAGTTACAACGGATACTTTCGTCGACTATGGATCGATGGAAGTAACGGCGCACCTTTGTACGACTATGAAGAACAGTTCGAACAAGCATGGAGAGACAGACAGAATGGTTTCACGGAAGATACAGGAGTTGAGTAACGACGACTTGACTTATTTAGAGAAACTACTAGGCGAGCAATTTGCCAAAGAGTTAGAACAAGATAAAACTTGGTCACAAAAGAATAACTATGATCGCCCAGGTGAAAAGAAAAGTCGCATCATTCGTTTAATGAATGCAGTACGTGCTCAAAAAGATATCAAAAAACGCACATCAGAAAAGTGGTAAAATACTGGTTGACAAACTTTAATCATTTATGTTATAAATAAACTGTTAGCGTTGAAGCAACGTAGACACATACTGGACCCGGGTGCGATACCCGGCACCTCCACCATAACTACACTTGAGCGGTTGGCCTAGTGCAAGTAAGGACTCGAAAGAGAATAGACTTAAGTGTAGTTATGATGGGGGTGAAATAGGATCGACAGGTGTGAAAGTGAAGTGGAGTTACCGGGATGTAAGCGCCGTTACCGCGAACAAACTTATAGTTGCAAATGATAACTATGCGCCAGCAATGGCAATCGCAGCCTGATTTAGGTATGCGGGGTATGGGTTCCACCTAGCAACAGAACGGGCCTGCTACAATTTTACACACCCGTATATGCTTGACTTTACAGTTTTTCCATGCTATATATTATTACATAGACATACAGGAGTTCCTATGAACAAAACACCAAAGCCCATTGGTTGGGCTACAACTATTTCGTCTTTAATAAAACTACCACGAGAAATGTGGGACAGTGTAATGACGGTAGAAAAATCACCACTGCGTAATTTAGATCCAATGGTAGGTCATATGATCTTCCAATGCCTATTCTTTATTTGGAGCGGCTTGTTTGCTGTAATGGTAGGCAGTTATTATGCGTTTGGTATCAGTGCAGCCTTTCATATTTGTTTGATTACAGGTATTACCCTTACAGCAACAGTGTTCCGTCAAGCAGAAAACAATCCAGAATCTATCAACAAACTGCTCAAGAGCGGTAAGAAATACAATGGCCGTGCAGCAGACGGAGAACACATATAGTGTATTACGTAATGAATCTAAAGACTGGAACTATTATAGATATATATGATAGTTTAGGCGAAGCAATAGAACTGGTTGATAGCCAACCAACTTGGACTATTATGATAAGGTATAATGATAGGAAAAAAGTATGAGTGAACAAACAAACTATTGTACAACAAAAGGCTTAGGCTGGGCAATGCTAATTATTGCTTTCTTTATGGTAGGCGTGCCTATTTTGTTTGCAGATCAAAAGTATTGTAAGCAAAGTATTATTTTACCTTGCTTCCCATGGACAAACACAGATGAATAAAGAAAATCAAGAGCAGAAAAAAGAAGAAGAATTTGCAGGATGGGGCAGTATTCAGCCCTTCCCTTGGGCTAAAGACTTACCAGAGGTAACAGGTAGATGACAGATCCCAGACCACAAGCGCAAAAAACAGCTGAAGATACTTTTGGCGGTTTTATGAACTGGACCAAATACACGGTTTATGGATCACTTGCTTTCTTTCTAGCAGTCGCAAGTTGTAACTTTGGTGTAGAAACTGGCGATAACAAAACAGGATCACAATACGATGGTAGTGTATATGATCCACAAAACTTAAACGGGTGTAAAAATTTCAAATGTCCTTAAAAACAATCACAAGTAAAATACCAGAATTTTGTATGACACACTGGCTCATACGCATTCCACTCATTGTAGTATTTCTACAGCAAGGATTTGCCAAATGGCCTATTGACGCTGAAACAGCAGCAGCATTTGAACTAACATTGCTGGTTTGGACCTTTGTTGTGCTAGGCGAGATTGGCGCAGGTGTAGGACTTGTTGTAGGCGGCTTGATGGATTATGTCAAACGACTAAAAGAGTTTGGAGACTTGATCACACGCTTTTCGGGCATTGTTATCACAGGTATTATGACAGGTGTTATTTGGATGAGTGAACCAGAAAGTTTCACATACGTTCTATTGTATGACAACTTCCATGTGTTACTTTGGGTAGGCGGAATGTATTTTGCACTACGAGGTAACAGAACTTGATGAAAAAACTATGGCGCATCTGGGCAAAGAGTTTGGGTGAAAAAGTAGGCGAAACTGACGCACAAGCCGATGCCGTAGCAATAATTAGAACCTTTTGGTGGGTAGTTCATATTGCAACTTGCTTTATGATTATTATCCACAATGGCGCAAAACTAGGATGGTGGCTATGACAGCATTGTATTTTATAACAGTATATGGATGGTTTTTAGGTATGATCCTATTTGCATGGGCAATGGAACCCAAAAAGAAAACTGGCAACACAGGAGGAAGATTGTAATGTGTCCAGCATGTTATATTAACGGATTATTATTGCTTATTTTTGGAGCAACAGGAGCGCAAATAGCCAGTAACCCTTGGGTGATTGCTCTGAGTGTTGTGCTAACAATAGGAGGCTTTTGGTGGATGTGGCGAGCGTACAAACGCAACAAAGGCAAAGGCGGATTTAAAAAGAATTTAAAAATCACACTATTGGTTGTTTTAGCATTTGCCGGAGGCTATGTTACTGCCGCATATCAAACACATGAGTATTGGCAAGAAGCATATGGTGCCGAGGACCATTTGG